AGGTCAACAGCTTTGTAACAGCACCATACGACACTTCTTCTGAAGAACAAGATGCAATAACGGCAGCAGTAGGGGGGTCACTTTCTGCAGACGCTCAGTTTGCAACAGGAACGTTAGCAAGTGCAGGAGCAGTTGCTGCAGAACAATCATTTACAGTAGACGGTACTACGTTTACATTTAGCAATGGCATACTGACAGCAGTAGCCTAAGGGAGTAGCAAATGAATACTAAGCAATTGTTCGATCAACACTATCAGGCATTGACTAGTGAGATGGAAAAGTTCGAAGCGGGCAATAAGACTGCGGGTACTCGAGCACGTAAAGCTTTGTCAGAGATGGCTAAATTATGTAAAGTTTTGCGTCAAGAGATACAGGACGCTAAGAACAGCGATAAATAAAAGAAAATAGTTGGGAGTTGTAATGGCATCAGGATCACAAAACCCGTTACTACGTGAGATTGTATTCAGTGATGTCAATGTAACCTTTACCCCTCATCCAGTGACGGGTAAGCTTCCTGTGCTTAAAAACGCAGACGCTGTCAAGCGAGCAGTACGTAATCTTATCTTAACTAACTTTGGCGAGCGTGCGTATGATCCTTTATACGGCGGCAATGTTAGAGCGCTGTTATTTGAGAACACAGACGATCCTTTACTGCGTGATAGAATACGTCGTGATATAAAGGGCGCTATTAATCAGTATGAGAAACGTGCAAGTGTATTGTCAGTCGATGTTGCAGTACGTGAAGACTCCAATGCGCTGGTTATTAAGATACAGTTTCAGATCGTTAATGATCGATTCCCTATAGACCTAGAAGTAGCAATACAAAGAGTAAGGTAAATGGCTGCTAATAATGCATTACTAGTAACAGACTTAAACTTTGACAAGATCAAAGACAATCTGCAGGAGTATCTTTCTAGTCAGAACGAGTTTAAAGACTACGACTTTGAAAGCTCAGGCCTGCAGACTATCATTCAACTGCTAGCATACAACACGTATCAGAACGCCGTATATACTAACTTTGTTTCTAATGAGATGTTCTTAGACAGTGCGCTTATTAGAAACAACGTAGTAAGTAGGGCTAAGGCATTAGGGTTTACTCCTACGTCTGCTCGTGGTGCACGTGCGCAGCTTTCTGTAACGGTTGAGCCTGTAGGATCTCCAGACAGTATAGTAGTACCTTCTAATACGGTGTTTACTAGTACAGTAGATGGTGTTACCTATAAGTTCCATTCTACAGACACAGTTACATTCGATCGATCTGATCTTGGCGTATACACAGAGCTGATTGATATTAAGGAAGGAGATCGCGTACAGGAGTCTTATACTGTAAGCTCCGTCAATCCTGCTAGGTATTTGCTAAGCAATGAAAACAGCGATACTACGTCACTGTCAGTAACCGTGCAGCAAAGCGTCTCTAACACCGCTGTACGCGTTTTTAGACTTGCAGACGACATAACACGCATCGATGGAGATAGTGCGGTATACTTCCTGCAAGAGAGCAATGATGGCACCTATGAGGTACAGTTTGGAGATAACATCATAGGGAAGAAGCCTGTCGATGGTAACATCGTCAAGTTAAACTACAGCGTATGCAACGGGCCGATAGTAAACGGCACCAGCACATTCAAAGGCCCTGCTACTATTGCAGGGAGCAGCTCATACTCTGTAATAACGACTAGTAAGGCATCGGGTGGTAGTAATCCACAGTCGGTAGACAGTATTAAGTTTAACGCTCCTAAAAATTTCGCCGCTCAAAACCGCGCAGTAACAGCAAACGACTATAAAAGTATTCTGTTAAACAATGCACCTGACTTACAAACTATTAGTGTGTGGGGCGGAGAGAAGAATAGCCCCCCCGTATATGGTAAGGTGTATATCAGTGCTAAGCCATTTAATGATGCTGTGCTTACTGCTAGTCGTAAGAATGAGTTGATTGAGCTGCTAGATGATCGTAATGCGGTTACTATTGAGCCTGTATTTGTAGATGCGCAGTATCTTTATGTGGTACCTTCTATACAAGTTAATTATGATCCTAACTTTACTAATAAGAGTGGCAATACTTTATTGAATAACGTACAGCAAGTATTAAGCGACTTTAACAATAAGCAGCTTGGAATATTCAATAATAATTTTTATATGTCTGAGTTGATTAAAAAAGTAGATGATATTGATGCTAGCGTAGTTAATGTATCGGTTACGTTTGATATGCAGCGTCGTTTTATTCCTAACCTTACTATCACTCAAGCATATGGTGTTGACTTTAACAACCCAATCAACAACCCTCATGTAGGGCACAAGTATTCTATACGATCGTCTGCGTTTACCTACAAAGGGTTTACATGTTACTTTGATGACGATGGTAATGGTAAGCTGCGAATATACCGTTTGGCAAGTGGAAAGCGCGTATACGTTGTCGGTAATGCAGGGGCAGTTAACTATACTCTTGGTTCTGTTAGAATAAGTGCTATTAAGTTTACTGCATTTGATGGTGATGGTATTAAGATCAATGCAGTGCCTGCTAACCAGTCTATTAAGTCTACCCGTAGTCAGATATGTCAGCTTGCTGATGCTACGGTAAATATTGTTAACAATACAACAGATGTATCAGTAGCGTTATCTCGTAACGTAGCATCTACCATTCAAGCAACGGTTTCTAGTGAGACCGGTGTAGTAGCGAGCTCATCGACGTACTAAATGGCCACTAATAATAAAACATCGACGCTAGTACAATCACAGGTTCCTGGCTATCTGCTAGAAGAAGGGCCAAACCTTGTCGCCTTTATGAAGGCATACTATGAATGGATGGAGAGTAACGGTCAGATGACCGATGCGTCTAAGAACCTACTTTCCAATCAGGATATCGATAGTACCGAGCTGTCTAAGTTCTATAGCTTCTTTAAAAGAGAGGTACTATCACAGTTTCCTGATAACGTATTAGCTGATAGAAGACTAGTAGCAAAGAAGATAAAAGATCTATACCGTAGTAAGGGCTCTATCGCTTCATACAACCTTTTATTCCGTATCCTATACAATCAGGACGTATCGATATACAAGCCGTCAGAGAACATTCTACGCGCTTCTGATGGGCGTTGGACTCAAGATACCTTAGTACGGTTAGGCTCTCCATTCTCGGGTAACCTAGAGAATGCTGTTGGTAAAGTCGTTACTGGATCTAAGTCTGGGGCGACCGGTAAAGTATTACGTACTGTTACCGTATTCGAAAGTGGTGTTGAAGTAAAGCAGCTACGGCTGGTAGAAGTGACCGGTGTGTTCTTAGACCTAGAGCAGGTATTGACTAGCGATGGCCTTGGAGGTTTCGTTGTTAATACTATTGGTCCTCTTAAAGACGTTACTTTTGGTACCGCTAGTTCTAGTGGTGGTGCAGGTCACCAGGCAGGCGACTTGGTTACATTTACAAGTGCTACCGGTATTGATGCTACTGGAGTTATTGATCAGACAGTCAATGAAGTAGTTAAGTTTACCTTGATCGATGGTGGTAGCGGATATGGTATAGGCAATACAGTTGTTACTATATCTGGCGGTACTGCTAAAGGTGGTTTGGTTGGATCAGTAACCGTTACTGCTATTTCTAATGTAGAAACTATATCTGCGTATACCGATAAGATTGAAGGGCTGTCCGATACTCCAATTGGATATGGACCGATCTATAGTTCTAATTCTGGTATCGTTAGTTCAAACCTTGCGTCTTCTAATTCATCTACTGCACTGAGCTCAGCGCTTGGCACTATTGCTATCAACGTTGGTAAGATCAGTGAAATAGAGACTGTTAATGGAAACTACATCGGCGCGCAGCTTCCTTCCGTATCGTTAGTCGACTCCGTAGTATCTGCATTGGATATATCTGATGGCTCTTCTGGATTCAAAGGACGTAATGCCTCTGTGACAGCTGCGTTCGTTCCTGGATCTATATCACAGGTGTCTGTTACTACTGGTGGGCGATTGTATAATGCTGTCGATGCAGTGACAGTTACTAACAAAACTCGTACTGCTGCTGATGGTATGGGAGATCCTGTTGTATCGGGTGTTATTACTGAAGCAGGCGCGTATACTGGAACTAAAGGATTCTTGTCTTGGGATCAGAGATTACAGGACAACTACTACTATCAAGAATTTAGTTACGTAGTTAAATCTAGTCAGGCGTTGAAGACTTACCGTGATGTAGTACGTGATGTCATTCATCCTGCCGGCACTAAGTTGTTTGGTCAGGTAGACATCGAAGATGTACTAACGCTGTCACCGATCGAAGTAGAAGCTTTTGTTAGCACTGACTTGATTGGCGGTAAGTATGGTGTGCCTAGCATTACCTCTGCTACTGTAGTATCACAAGATGCTAGAGTGTCTAGTCAGTTTAACATACCGTCGATAGCTTCTAACACCATTGTTGGTTCCCTCGACGTATATCTTGCCACTGATGGGTTCATTAGAGTATCTAATGTCAATGTTATCAGCAATTACTTGGCTAAGCCAATTAGTGGATACTTCCCTGAGCCTGTAATCATAGGCACTCGCACAGTAATTCACGGTGATGGCACTGATAAGTTCGCGCAAACTCTTAACGGAGGAACACAAGTAGAAATTGAAGATCTGATTCCAGGCGCTACTGGCAACACGACATATATAGTTAATACTGTTTACAGTAATACCACTTTCACAATTAACAGCAACTTCGCTAGCGATTCGATGGCAAACGGTATATTCAGATACACTTACGATGGTAATGTTTAAACATGGCTAAATTAATCAGTAGAAAATTGAACGTGCACGTTGCTCAGCAGTTTAGGGAGGCTTTTGACGAGGCTGATCCTACTCAAATGTATCTGTTTTATTCTAAGATTGATCCATGGGGCGACGAAAACGCTCCTCCATCTATTGATGATACAGTTGTATCAGACAGAGACATCTGGCGAGGAATGATTGCGTTAAAGAAAGTATCTAACAACAACGTTACTATGTCGGTACCAAAGTATACCTGGCAAAAGAATACTGTATATACTCAGTATAGTGACAGCAACTCCAGTCTGCCTGATTCAAACTTCTTTGTATTTACAAGTAACAACGAAGTATATAAGTGTCTGTTTAATGCTAACGGAGTTGCTAGTACAGTTGTCCCAACAGGAAAATCAACTTCAGTTATCACGACCAGCGATGGATATAAGTGGAAGTTCTTATACGACATCTCAGCTGCAGACATAAACCGGTTTGGGGGTGTCAATCACATCCCAGTTAAGACACTTACTGTCAACGATGCGAGCTCACAGTGGGCAGTTCAACAAGCATCAGCCAATGGTTCAGTTCCAATCTACAATGTTACTAGTGGGGGATCTGGTTATCTTGGCGATGCAGGTGTAGTAGCCGGCGTCACAAGTACTACATCGCTCACTCTTGCTGGTAGTGCTAGCGGTACTGACAACGTATACAACGGGTCAGCAATCTTTATATCGAGTGGGTTGGGAGCAGGTCAACAAAGAATTATTACCGACTACAATGCTACTACTAGGCTACTGACCGTCAATACTGGATTCACAGTATCGCCGAACACGTCTAGTACATACCATATTGGTCCAAGGATAAATATAATCGGAGATGGTAACCGGGCTGAAGCTTACGCCAATGTCATTTCGGGTTCGGTGGTTAACATCACATCGATTAACGATGGCACAAGCTACTCTCGCGCAAGGG